CTTCGCTTCCGGCCACGCAGCAGCCATATCAATGAACTCCCACAGCCGCGCATCCAAGTAGGCCGCTGCTTTCTCGGCGCTGTCTACAGGCTCCTGCTCTGGCTGCGCCAGCCTCTCGCGCAGGGCGGTGCCAGCCTCAAGTAGCAAGTCTTGCGCGTACTGGTGTTTGGTTTTTGTGGTCAATTGCTTCTTCAAGCAGGCATCGGCGTACTCCATAGCCTCCAGAGCCTGCTGCATTAGTTCTCTGTCAGTCATGTGTTCTTCTCCTTGATTTCAGTGACTTCTTGTTTGTACCATCGCACCCTTTCGCCAAAAAATCCCTGACGTTTGGCCCACCCATAACGGGTCAGCAACACAGGTTTTAAATACGCAGGGTGTAAAATGACACGGGACTCTTGAACTTGGTAATGGCTGCTTAAGTCTTCTTCTGCCTCAGTCATGAATCCATTCTGCCATCGGAAATACAATCAGTATAACTGGTGTTACGTTTTTCTTTGATGTTTCTAAGGCATTCATTATAACCAGCTCGATATACCGTACGCAATAACTTTTCCATCTCAGGAACAAGGTTCATATTAGATCGAGCTATTTCGATCACTTCGTCTTCAAAGGTCATTTGTAATCCTCTAGAAAATTGTAAAAGTTTATAGTACGATCTACACTATTTGCCCATCGATCAAATTCATTAAGAGGGCAGCTGATGTCTACAAAGAAGTCGGGGAATGCCCAGTAACGAAACCGATACAAGCGATTACCTCGCTTGGCCATAGCACCCATCTTGAAGAAGTCTCTATCAACTTCAAACCCTTTACGTTTCAGTAAAGTCTTAAACTGACTTGGAGACATTCCCCATAGCCGATCTCGATCTGGTTTTTTAAAGATATACTTGAATTTCATGGATTCGCTCGTTCATAAAAAATCGTAGGTTTTTTCAAAAATAGGGCCATCACAAATATACAGTTCACCATTAATACCACGCATTAGATAATCACCTGGTTTACCTTGCTTATAGTTACCTTCCAACGTTTCGACACGAAACTCTTCATCGATACGCTTAGCATGTACGATGATAGGTCTTTTTACACAATCCATCATCCCATCTACTTTTTCATAAGTATCATATGTTTTCATTCTCAACTCCAAAATATTCTTGTAATGTCTCACTGGCACCTACGACATTATATTGAATTCCACCCACATGAATGTCTGTAGTGTAATCTTCCAATAGATCCATACATTCCCTGATAATTAACTCGGCGAACTTTTTGACAAAGGTGGGATGAAAATCACTACCTCCATCCACCATAGTGTCGGCATATTCTTCAGCATCATAAGCAAGTTCTTGAATTCGTTCGTTCATCATAGCCCTCTTAACACATCTTCAATTTTACGAAACTGCTCTGGTGTGATCTTCAGGAAGTTTGTCTTCCGACCTGCTGATCTGATTTGGATATCAAACCCTGCAGGAAAATTCTCTACAGTCAGCGGCAGCGGTGCTACCTGAAACATTTGCTGTTCGATGTAGTTTTTAGAATTAATGTCCATTATGACTATTCCTTTTACTTTGCTAGTTTTCTAAGAATGTGTTAGTCCCAAAATCTCGGACTCAACTCACTAACATCTAACATTTTCCTGATATCATCCTGACTCATGTATTTAAGGCAGCAAGTAAGGATGAATGAAGCATCAACCTCTTCGTCAAGTGCGAGAGAAATTGCATATTCCCTAGGATCACGCTTAAAAAGTTCTTTATCCATGATATATCCTTTAATCGTTGAGTTCGTACTGCTCGTCATACCAATTGTCATTCAACTGATCAGCATATTGCTGAAGCAATTCGCCATTAGCAAGGTCAACCCAGCTAAAAGGAACGTTAAACTTAGCAGCAATCTGCCTAAAACTGAGCTGACCACGCTCAATCTCTTCCATCAAGTCAATCATGATGTCTTTCAATTGTTTTCCTTTTCAACTAACATTAGGCAATTATAATACAAATCAAATAACCTTACAACCTGTAAGCATATTTCGATTACTTGAAATTTTCAGCTTTTTCATTGTCACGAAAACCAGCTGTATAATCAGCAATCTCTTTAGCTGTCATCTCGCTAAGTTTGACCAACCTACTATTATAGGAATCACCTAAAAAGTAGTGAGGATTGTAAGGACGACGATAGTAACTATCTGCACCACCACGGTCGTAAGGACCGCCGTGCCTTTTGTTGTATTTCATGTTTTTTCCTTTGTTTGACATAACCACTATTATCAAGATATCTAGAAAAAGGTCAACAGTACGCAAAAATGAGCTTACAACTTGTAAGGTTATTACAATTTCGGGCATTCATAACTCCTTGATTTCTAAGGAAAAATAAAAATATATGGCTCTTGTAACCCCTTGATTTTAAACGACGTAACATCTGTTGACTTTATTTCTGGTCCCTTGATAATGGAATAATGGAAACAACAAAACACAAAGGAACACAGATGGATCAGTTTGATCAGGTGATGCTGATCGACGATTTAGTTCAGATCGTCGCAAAGCTTCCCAAGCGTGACAACATCTTCGCAGGGAAGATCATCAAGTGGTTTGATGCGCGCGGCAGCTTGTCTGCCAAGCAAGTAGCTGTCGTTCGCGAGATCCTCTCACGTAATCAAGGAGTTTGAGATGAACATTATTTACAATAGCCCGTTTTTCAATACGTCTTCGGTTATTCCCGCTGTGGCGCTCAAGACGTATCAAAAGCGTGATGCTGCGCTTTTGAAGATGCGTGTTCTTGGTGGTATTGCTGCAGTGCCTTCTGCTGAGTTGATCAAGCTTCGCGCTAAGATGTTGGCAGCAAGACGGAAGATTGAGCGTGAGGGTTGGTATAGCCAGTCTTTTGCAGAGGTAAACGGTGTTTGGACAGTAGTTTCAGATAACATTTAATTAAAAGGAAATTATCATGCGCACAAAGAACTTTGTTCCTGGTCTCAAAAACAATCAGAAAATCCGTGTGATTTGTGATGGTGTTGGTTTTGTGACCACAGTTGCTGGTGCTTTTGATATGGTGTTCACTCATCAGCGAATTGCTGTGACTGGAATCCTGACAGGTTTGGGTTGTTCAGTCAGAGGTGCTACTGCTCGTGGTGAATCGATTCCTACTGGCTTGGCTGGACGTCAGTCTGTTTACGGACCTGACAATAAGCGTATGGAAATTGATGTTCAAGTCGACTTATTGTGATTTCGTAACATGTTGACCAACACTCGGTTTTCCTATATAATTAGTTTTTCAACTGAGGAATGCAAATGAAAGAAATCAACGATTTTATCAACGGTCTCCTGCAAATCATCGCTGCAGAGTCTATCGAAGACGAAATCAACTATCGTTACAACCTGATGATGGAACAGTGGTTAGACGAGTGTGATACTTACAGCGCATGGTCTCGTGACCGTGAAGCTGAAATTTTTGCTGACTTTCATTGATTGAGGGGATAGAGAGATGGCTTGGGTAAAAGACGGTGAGCATGTTGTTGCACGCTACATGGGCGAGATTGTTTCAGGTGTTGTTGAGTCTAGCCGTGTTAAGTACGGTGGTAAGGTTCAGTACACTGTTAATTTGGATGCCCCTGTAATGTTAAGGTGGCGCAGCGAGCCAACATCCCGTTTGTTGATTGATTCACAAGAACTAGTAACAGGAGTTTAATTATGCCTTCAATGAGCTACTGCATGTACGAGAACACTGCTGGTGAGATGGCACAGTGTTTGAATCGTCTCGAGGAAAATCTGGACAATGATCAGTTTCTTGAGAAGATGTCAGAGTATGAACGTGATGGAATCATGGAACTGATGAGACTTGCAAAGCTCTTTACTCGTCATGCAAGCTTTTTGAATCGCTTGTATTACGATAAACATCTGGAGTAACCTATGAAGAGAGCTCTGCAAACCAATAAACTTAGAGGAAATTATATGCGCGTAATGCATGATTATGGTCTTGTACGGATCGTTAGAGATGGTGATCCTTTTGTTACTTCGTTTGACATTAAAGTTCAAGTGAAGGAGAATGATCAATGGGTACTGTATCACGGATTCAATACATTGAGCGATGACTACGCATATACGAATGCTCGCGAAGCTGCAGGCCGTGCAATTAAAAGTATTGCTGCAGCTAAAGCTAGCGAACTACCTGGAGTAAACTATGAAGATTGTAGTGCCAGTTAAACGACTTAAGCGTCGTGCAATTGAATTGTATCACGCTGATAGTCCGTTTAGACAAAAGAAAGTCCCTCTTAAAACTCTATATAAGCGTAATCCTAAACACAAATCAAAGGAAAACCTATGAGTATGTTTATATTCGATATCCACAACAGAGGATCTTTTGTTGAATCTATTGGTGTTGAGAGTGAGACTGAAAAGCAGGCAGTTGATTGTGCTCGCAAGGAATTTCCTCAAAATACAATCACGTTTATTCGTAAGATCAACAAGCAATTTCAGGTCGTTGAGACAGAAGATAAGTTTGCGTACAATTTTGCTCGTTTCAAGCGTATCCAGAATGATTACGGATTCAAATCAGTGTGGTCAAAATACGATGTAGATAACATCGATGACCTTGCTCCTTTCACGTTTAATAGGATCGAGCTTGACCATGTTCCAACAGCTCATACTAAAATTCCTCTAGAGAATCACACTTGGTTAGAGATTTGGTCTGTTGTCGATAAGTTGATTAGTGAGTATGATCCTGGACATCCCTACATTGAAGGGTTTAGGGTTTCTAAAAATACACTTTATGTTACTACAGGAAGCTAATAACATGGAAACAGTGAGAAGTTACTACAGTACTGCAAATCAAGATGAGCAAGCTACGTTTAGAGATTGGTTGGCTGGTCTACTTAAGACCAACGACGTTAAAGTTGTATTCACTAAGAGCGATGGTTCAGAGCGTGAGATGTCATGCACTCTAAGAGAGTCTGCAATTGTTAAGTATGAGAAAAAGACAGAAAGAACAAAGGCTAAGTCTAATGATACAATCTCAGTTTGGGATTTAGATAAGGCAAGTTGGAGATCATTTCGTTACGATTCGATTAAGACTATCAAATTCGACCTATGAAGAACACTGAAACGTTCGAACCAAAAGCGTCGGCGATCATTGAAGGTCTGCCAGACTACAGATCGAACCTAATTAGGTCGATCAATTGGTATTCTCTTGAAAAAGAAAAGAAGGACGCTAGGACCTACTTAAAGCAATACATCAAGACAATCAATCCAACGCTTTATAAGACGTTCGATAAGGTCAGCGATAGCAAGATTGTAACGTCTTATGGATGGGTTTCAAGGCTTGCTAATCAAGGTGCAAAGCTAGATGTTACTACTCTTGATAAGTTAAATAAGTACATCAAAGAACTAATTCCAGAGCCTATTAAGGTGAAAGAAGTAGTCGAAACAACTCCACGTAAGTCTGTAAGAGACTACGTGGAAGAGAAAGCATTCGAATATATTGGTGAGCTTGAAGGTGTCCTGGACGAGGCTGATCCTTCGTTTAGTTTACTGAATGACCTTAAAGGTAAATCGATTCCTCAACCTTATGTTCCACTGATTGAATCGTGGTCTAAAAAGAAGCTAACAGAGTTTCTTGATGTCTATGAGAGCAAGGAATTGCTAGAAGGTTACGGTTGGAGTAAGAGTAAAGCTAAACTAATGGCTAAGCTCGTTGCATCGATGATCGAAGATCTTGAAAAGTATTCATCGTTTCGTAAGGCAAATCGTAAACCTAGAGCTAAGAAAGCTAGACCTGCTGCCTCTCAAATCAAGACTCTTAAATATAAGAGTAAGGATGAAGAGCTAAATATACAATCAGTTAGTCCATTAGAAATAGTTGGTGCTTCTCAAGTGTGGCTATATAATACGAAGACTAAAAAATTATCTGTCTATAAGACTGAATCGAGTACTGGAATTCAAGTGAAGGGAACCACTCTTCAAAACTATGAACCAGAACTCTCATGCACCAAGACATTGCGTAAGCCTGTCGAAACACTTGCAGCACTAAGCAAGGCAGGTAAAGTTCAGTTAAGAAAGTTTATCGATGAGCTTTCAACAAAGCCTCAAGAAGTAAACGGTAGAGTAAACACAGATATGCTAATTATAAGGACAGTAAAGTAAGATGGGAATTGGAGTTGGTACAGTAGTAAGGATTGTACTTTCAAAGATAGGTGGAATTCCATTGATGGGGATTCCATCAGGTCTTACTATTAATGGTATGCCTGCTACTGTCCAGCTTACTATCTCACCAGCTACTTTAATTGGCCTTGCAACAGGTGGAGCTGGTGGCTTAGGTGGTTTAATTAATACAGTAACAGCTGGAGTAGGAACTAATCTTGGAACATCGTTCAATGGTTCATTAAATGAACTGTTCCAAAATCCAGTATCAACCTACATTACAGATGCAACAAGTAATTTTGCACCAGCACTCTCATCACTCCAAAGTTACTCAGGTGGATTAGATGTTGCCGCACTTACTGGATTAATGGAAACAGCAGACAATAATGTCTATCACACGATGCAAGTATTCCAGGCGCACACTAATAGAATCTCTGGAGTAGCAATTCCTGACGATGAATCGCAATATGGACTAACAGATGTCCTTAATATTACGACAGGGATCGATGCAAACATTGCAGCAAACTTAAATATCTCTGTTTCCGACTATACTAATTCTCTATACAGAGAGGGTATAATAGAACAATTGCAATCAAACCTTGCTTTGGTAGATACTGCTATTGCTTCAGGTAGCCAGGCTCAAATCGATAGTCTTACTGCAAATATTACTGCACTGAAGGCAAACTTGGATACTACGGTTAACACTGATGTCACAAACTTTAATAAGACAATCATTAAAGCTGATACGATTGGAAGTGTACAAACTCTTGCAATGGCCTATAATGGATCCAGTGCAGCACAAGACTTACTCGGATCAGTTACTAAAACAGCAATGAATACAGCAATCAAAGCAGCGGCAAGTCAGCTTGGAAGTGTTGCTGGTGGTGGAGTACAAATTAATGCAGGAAGTGTTAGCGCACCTCAAGGATTTATCGGCACATAATAATATTGGAAATAAATTGATAGTTATAGATTATTCGCAGACTGTGATCTCAAACTTCATGAATGAGGTAGGTGGAAGGAAAGACATCGAAGTCTCTACTCCCTTACTTCGTCACATGATCCTTAACACAATCAGAAGCTTCAAACAAAAGTTTGGTCGTGACTATGGCGAAATCGTCATTGCATGTGATAATAAGAAGTATTGGAGGAAAGAAGTATTTCCATACTACAAAGCTAATAGAAAAAAAGCTAGAGAAGAGTCTGGATATGATTGGAATGCCATCTTTGAGACAATGTCTATCGTTAAGGCAGAGATCGATAAGTTCTTTCCATATAAGGTGATTGATGTAGAGGGTGCAGAAGCTGATGATGTGATTGCTACTTTAGCTGAGTATTCACAGATAGTTCAAAATAATTCTAATCCTCTTTTTGATGGTGATCCAGCACCATTCTTGATCATTTCAGGTGATCACGACTTTGTGCAACTTCAGAGGTACAAAAATGTCACACAATTCTCTCCAATTCAAAAGAAATTTGTTAAGGCTGACACAACGCCGGAACGAGCTATATTGGAACATACGTTTAGAGGGGATAAGGGAGACGGAATCCCTAACGTCCTATCTGCGGACGACTCCATCGTCGCTGGCGAACGACAAAAGCCTGTTACCTCCAAGAAAATTGAGGAATGGGCGCTAGCACTTCCCAGTGATCCAGATTTCCAAGCAAGATACAAAAGAAATCAAGTCCTTATAGATTTTAGATTTATTCCTGAAAAGATAAAGCATTCAGTAATGGAATGCTATGAACAACAACCAAAGAAAGATCGTAGTCAACTTCTAAATTATTTTATGTCACATAAGATGAAGCAGATGATTGAACTGATTGAGGAGTTCTAATGAAAACCACAGTACCACAAGCTCTTGAAGAGATGGACAAAGCAAAAGCGTTTGAAGATAAAGTAATGATACTTCAACGCTATAACAGCGATCCACTCAGACTTTTGATTCGTTTAAATTTTGATCCTAATCTTAAAATGGATCTTCCTGAAGGAGCACCTCCTTATAAGACTGATAAAAATGTCCAAGATGGAATGGGTCAGACTAATCTTTATACCGAAAATCGTAGGTTTTATATCTGGCTCGATCGTAATGTCCAGCTTCCTAAAGTTAAAAAAGAACAATTGTTCATTCAAATGTTAGAAGGATTACAATGGAAAGAAGCTGAAGATGTTATCCTTGCAAAGGATAGAAAGCTTCACACCAAGTACAAAACTCTTCACCCAAAGATCGTTCAAGCAGCTTATCCTGGCCTAATTCCTCCTGATATTACAGAGCTTCCCAAGGAGCCCAAAGCACCAAAAAAAGCGAAAGTCCTTTCGGTAGATTCTTCTCAAGATTCATTGCAGTAAAGAAAAAAGAAGAACCACCAAAGGACATCGACCATTGGAAGTCTTATTATGATATTCCAAAGTACGAAGACTACTATACGTTTAAGATCCACAAAGAGTAACATTTGACTTTTATTTGTGTTGATGTATACTAGTCTTTCACTCTTTGGAGAATATATGATTCTTTATACATCGACCAAGTCTCAAGTTAAGGCCAAGTCACAAACAAAGGCAGAGAAAGCTGAGTATGCAGCATGGTGTCGTAAAGTAGGAATTGATCCTAATCAGAAAAAACCTATGATAAACAAACCTGGAAAGTATGTTCCCCCTAAAGTGTTTCGTCGTGAAACTCCAAACTACCCATCACATGACTCTGGAATAGGCGTTGCTGCTAAGAAAGATGCAACACAGTATACTGGAGATAAGGTGATGGGAATCTCTATTGTCCATAAGTCATGCCTGCAGCCAGTATTTTCTGGTGAGCAAGCTAAAGATTTTGCTTCAATGCGGCGATGAAGCTAGGATTTTCAATCAACCGTTATTTGTTAGAATTGTGGCCTTACGACCAATGGTCTAGGCGCCACATGTATAAATTGTGTGAGATGTACAGCTTGACTTTTGAATTAGTACCTACTACTATGGGTACTGAGGCGTTGAAGTTTAATCAAACAGACTTTGACATTTTATTATTTGTTCTTGATCGTTATGAGGTAAATGTAAATGAGTAATATTCCATCTTCACCAGAAGATCGTAAGAAAATCAGACTAGCTCTTCAAGAGATCTCTGATAGTATGACTAGGATCGAAGCAGAGCGAGATCTTATTAAAGACATCATCAACACTGTGCACGAAGACTATCTTCTCAACAAGAAAACATTTCGCAAGATGGCAAAAGTCTTCCATCGTCAGAATTTTAGTGAGGAAGTAGCTGATCACGAGGAATTTGAAGTTCTCTATGAGAACATTACACTATCAGCGTCGCTTGCACAAGAATCATGAGTGAGCGATATATCCTTGAAGGAATTAAGTTAGATAGCAAGGGAAGGTCGAAGTCTTCAACGATTATTGGCGTATACAGGACTCTCGAAGATGTTGAAAAAGTAACATGTGGACTTGGTTCGAACAAACGAGTAAAATTCAATATTCAAACAGACTACACATTATTTGATCATGTCAATACACCAAATTATTTCTCAGCTAGCAGCGACGTCTTCACGCTTGGAAAAGGAAGCAATCTTAAGAGCTAACTCAGATAACGACCTACTTAAGAGTGTTATCAAGCTAGCACTCGATCCTTTTATCCAGTTTTATATCCGCAAAATTCCAAAGTACAAAGCGAGCAAAGTAACATTGACGCTTGCTAGTGCTTTGGACAAACTTGGTGAATTGTCTAGTCGTAATAAGACTGGCAATGCTGGTATTGAACACCTAACTTATATTATGGAGTCAGTTAATGCAGAAGACGCTTTGGTCATTGAACGAGTCATCGAAAAAGATCTCAGATGTGGAGTCAGCGAGGCAACAGTCAACAAAATCTGGCCTCGATTCATTCCAACGTATCCCGTCATGTTGGCTTCTGGGTTTGAGGGAAAGCTCATCGAAAAGTTTAACTGGCCAGGCTTTGTCCAACTCAAGTTGGACGGCATGCGCTTTAACGCGATCGTCCGTAACGGAAAAGTAGAGTTACGTTCGAGGAATGGTAAAGAGTTGAACATTCCAAATGAATTATTCCATCAATCGTTTACTGAGCTTGCAAAGTTCTATCAAGAAGATGTTGTATTTGATGGTGAGCTGTTGGTAATTGATGATTCTGGCAAACCTCTTGACCGTAAGACTGGAAACGGTATACTTACTAAATCGATCAAGGGAACTCAATCTAAAGCAGAAGCAGCCATGGTTAGGGCTACACTTTGGGATGCAATTCCGTTCAATGCGTTTGTTGAAGGTGTGTTTGATACTCCTTACCACAAGCGATTGAAGTCTCTCGCTACTTCTCTTACCAATGTACCACAAAATCTATCTCATCTGTTATCGATTGTTGAGACTAAAGAAGTAGAAAATCAATACCAAGCTACTGAACTTTTTAATAAGTATCTTCAACTTGGCTTTGAAGGGACGATTCTTAAAGATCGAAATGGCATTTGGGAAGACAAGCGCTCTAAAGGTCAGATTAAGTTCAAAGGAGAGCTTGAGTGTGATCTTAAGGTTGTGGATTGGGAAGAGGGGACTGGTAAGAACAAGGGTCGTTTAGGCAATCTTGTTGTTGAGTCTAGTGATGGTGTAATCAGAGTTGGTGTGGGTACTGGATTTACTGACTTAGATCGTGATACGATTAAACCTAACGTAGTTGGTAAGATTGTTTCCATCAAGTACAATGCTCGAATTCAAGACAAGCGTGGCAATGTAGAAAGTCTATTTTTGCCAGTGTTTGTTGAGATAAGAGAAGATAAGACATTAGCAGATTCTAGTTTGGAGATTAAATGAAGTATAAAATTTTTGGAATATCAGGCCTACCAAGAACTGGTTCCACACTTCTTACGTGCTTGCTAAACCAAAATCCTTCTATTCACAGCGAAAATAGTTCTTCACTTAATGGAATTATTACACACAATAATCAGCTGTTGCATGACCAGACTGTAAATCTTACTAGAAGAATAGATCTTATAGAAAGTTTACTTGAACAGCTTCCTGATGTATACTATACCGATGTAAAAAAGCCTATTATCTTTGACAAAAATAGAGCATGGATAATGGGTGAGAATTATCCGTTGTTTAAGAAGTATGTTAATCCTGAAGGTAAGATTATCGTTCTTTATAGGAATTTGGTCGAGATAGCTAAATCTTTCTGGTACATTTTACTTAAATCAGGTTACTCATATAAAGATGCTTATGATTTTATGACCTATAACTTACAAGAAAGTAGTAATGACGGAATTTTTCTTTCACTAAGTGGAGTTGCTTATTGTAAACACAACAACACACCTAATATCATGTACCTGAGTTACAATGAACTTGTAAATCAGACAGAAGAATCTCTTAATAAGATATACGATTTTTGTGAGATTCCTAGATTTCAACATGACTTTGATAATATTGTTAATAATTATCCTGATGATGATATTTTTCTAGGTATTCCAGGTATGCATGATGTTAGAAGTAAAATCTCAGTAAGAGATGTAAGTGAATTCACTCTACCTAAAGAATTTTTATTTAGATCACAAGAGTTAAACAAAATTTTAGAACTCTTAAATTTAGGATAAATTATGAAACTTTTTAATGAACTTAGTGAGTTAGAAACACAGATTATTGAATTAGATTCATCACTGAGTCTTTTCAAAGCTCTTACCTACTCCTGTAGAGACATGGGCGAAAAAGATCTAGAAAAAGCACTATATGGCATGTTGAATTCATTAGAGCGAATTAATGGTTCAATTCGTGTTGAATTTGATAAAGTATGGGAAGCAGATAAGAAAGGTGAAAGTGGAGATAAGATTGACCTAAAAGAGTATAACGAAAAGATGAATCCTCCTGTGCTGATCTTTCAATTAGGTGATGTAGAGGATCCTCATTTGTGTGCTCAGATGCATATCAATGATAAACTACCCAGTGCATCGCATAAGTATTATTACACCCTGCTCAATAAAGACATGGGTCATGAAGTGAGGGTGTACGAACGTCAAAGTGTATAAAAAAGGAGGCTGTATGGATGAAGAAACCAAAGCAAAACATAGCAAGCGGATCCAACAAAAAGAGAATCACATCAAGCAGCAAGTAAGAATTGCAAAACAACACGGAATCTCTTCATACAGCGACTTTTTGGATCAGCCGCACAGATTTGTCAAACACAGTGCAATGAACTGTGGTAATCCAAAATGCATCTATTGTGCCAATCCAAGACGTCTTTTTAACGAAAAAACGAAGCAAGAAAAGAGCTTCGAGCAAACAAAAGTGTGGACGGAGACTTAAATAAAAATCCCTTTTAAATCAATCAGTTAAATACCTGACTATTTTGGTCAGGTATTTCTGCACGGGATTTTACATGTTGACCTTTTTCTTGATATCTGTATAATAGGGGTTATGTCAAACAACAACGGAACTAAACAAATGAACCAAGCAGAAAAAGCTCGCTTCCAACACAACATGAACACTTTCGGTATGAGCCACGAAGAGCTCGAGCAGTTGATCTTCGCTAACGAGAATCGCCTGCCGATGCTTGCTGCAGGTATTCTCTCTGATATTCAAGAGCTGCTTGATTCTGCTCCAGATAGTAAGACACTGCGTGATCAGATTCGTAAGCAGTTGAACGTAGCTAAGTATGCACTTTTTACAGAAGCAGCTTAAGAGGAAAGTAACATGTCGGATCAAATCGTAGGTTATGGTATGGTTGTCATTGGGTTTGCAAGTTTGATTTTGATTCTTAATGGGGTTATCTAATGCAGTATGCAACCAGGTTGGTGAATTTTGATAGTACTTACTACTTTGATCTTGAGCAAGATGCGATCAATTATGGAAGGAAATCAGGGTTCCAATATTCAGTGTGGTTATGCGACAAAAGCGGTAAATTCGTCAAACAAGTATATTGCAACTACGTTGGTTAACTGAGGAATAAAGATGAAACTACTTATCTGCACACAATATCATGAAAACTACGGTTCTGCTGACAATCCCTACTGGAAAGCTAAGGGTGGTGAGGAGTACTATTACGACCTTTTTTCATTTAAGTTTAACGAGATGGCTTCTAAGAAGCTGCAGATGATTGTAGATTCGCTTAGAGACCAAGTTGAGTGGTCTGACGAATACTCAAAACAATATATAATATCATGGTCATTAGTTGATGACGATTACATGACTAGTTTTGAGCGTAGTCAATTAGAGTATGATGGTAAAATAACCTATCCTACCAGATATCTCAACGATACGGAGACCGTATGAAAAAACTACTTTTAGGATTTCTGCTAGCTGCAGTATCCTTACCTGCTTATGCATGGGGTGCAAGAGAGCAAGGGGCCCTAGCTGGTTTAGTGGTTGGATCGATGATCCATCAACACAATCACCACAGACATGGATTTCATTCTCACTACATTCCTCCCCCAAGAGTTTATTATCATAATTATGTGCAACCAGCACCAATCTATAATTATGTACAGCCAGTGCAGCCACAGGTAGTGGTGATTGATAATAACTGCAGGAGAGTTCCTGTGCTAGACCAAAACAATCAAATTATAGCTTTTACACAAGTTTGTAACAATGTTCAGGTTAATGACTGATGGTTAGAATTAATGAAATAATTGATGACGAAGACCTTGCCTGGTGCATCGATGGATCAACTGACCTTAATATGGTTAGAAGGTTAATCGATGTGTGCCAGAATGAAGCTCTTTTAGATGTCCAACAATTCGGTGAGATGTTTGCACGTCAGATAGAAGGATTTATTGATGCTGCAGAAGGGACTGAAGAATGGGAAGAGGCTTACGAAAATAACTATGATTGGGGCGTAGGTATTGCCGATACAATCAATGATTATGTTTATGAAAAGTGGATGAAATTATGAGCAAAAGATGGATAGACCCTCCTTCAGGGTGGAAGTATGGTTTTCCAAAGTTGCATGATACTGACTTTGATAATAACAACATCACTGAGTGGTTGATTGAAAAAGGATATCCTAAGACTCAAGCTGATCAACTTGGTAACTCTAGTAGCTTGTGGATTAGGGTGTGGGATCATATCGAGCATGAAGAAGATGAAATACCACCGCACACGGATTAATCATGAGTTACGTATGGGTTGCAATTAATATATTTTTTGCATTTTGGTGTTGGCGTGCAAGCGAACAATACTTTAAAATCAAAGAGAGTTTTTCTGGTTGGTATTGCTTAGTGGCAAGTGCAGCTAATGCTGCAGGCGCTGCAGCAATCCTATTTTAACATGGCTGCAGGATTTAACTTTAAACGGAGGCAACGATTGGATAGCTTTTTACATATTGTCGAGCCATTGCCTAAAAAGTATTACGACTTAAGACCTCGTAAAGTGTCGAAACCCGTTGTAGAACAATCAGTATTCAAAGATCCAGAACCAATAGAGGAATCATTTAATGAAGTTGTCGAATCCAAACAGGAGACAAAGAGCAATCCCGGAAAATCAGGACGAAGAAAAAAGGATTGAATGGCAAGGCGGATATAAGGCCAAAGCTGTTATCCTTAAGGATGGCCGTGTTGGATATATTCAGCGAAAGGTTGAAGATAAATTCCATGTGTTAGTTCCACAAAGTAACTGGCCATTTCCTGATTGGGTACTTTGTACTAAGAAAGACTTTAAGAATTACAATCCACTAGAAGGAATTGAAGAGGCGCCTTTCTGATGAAAGTTTACATAGGTCCTTACAAAAATTGGATCGGTCCATATCAAATCGTGGATGCGATCTTCTTTTGGCATGAGCGTTATCCTAAGGATAAGTTAGCTGAACGTTGGGATTATAAACTACATGATCGTATATCAGAGTGGTTAGCTAACACATGGGTAAATAACTTATGTGAATGGATCCAAAGTAAGCGTAATCCCACCATCAAAATTCGTATAGACCCCTGGGATACTTGGGGAATGGATCATACATTGGCTATGATTGTTGTTCCCATGTTAAAGCAACTTCAGGCAACCAAACACGGCTCACCTATGACCGATGATGAAGATGTACCTGAGCATCTTCGCTCTACCGCTGCACCTGACAAAGAAAACCAATGGGATGTTGATAGTAATCATTTCAAGCGGTGGGATTGGATCATGGATGAAATGATCTGGACGTTTGAACAATTATCTGATGATGATAACACTGCTCAGTTCTTTACTCATCCTAATGAGGATGAAGTGTTTGAAAGCAATGAAGAGCGCCTTTTAGCAATTAAGATTGATAATGAAGGTTTGAAAAAGCACGAAGAACGTATTAGCAACGGACTTAGACTATTTGGCAAATACTATAGAGGATTATGGGATTAAAGTGCCAAAGACTAATCTTACAAGATACATTTTTAACACCTATCAGAGTCTAAATTTTTCTGTCATTGAGCTTGCTTTTATCTTAGGAATCTTTGTATTTCTAGTATCGTAGATTTATAAATACAATTATGAATACCACGATACTCTATGACTGCAACGATAATTAACTTTCCAGTAAGGGAAAAAAACACCAAAACCTACTACCGAATTCCTCTATATTCGGATGAGGAAGTGTTCATCACTTTACTCTGCGTCAATGCATTTGGCAATCTTCCATTTAAAGTATCAGAGGATGATCTTGCCAAACTCGATTCCAGTGTTGTGCTTGCCTATCTACATGAAGCACAAGACCTAAATATTTTTTCAGCAAATGCTAGAAGTGTTATTAGAAAAATTCTTCGATCTGTTGAAGAAGTTCCTATTTCAATGTAAGGATTTATCATGCCAACCTATGACCTTAGATGTAATCAATGTCAAGAAGAATTTACTTTAAGATGTAGCTACGATGAACGAATCGCTACACCTTGTCCAAAGTGTGGATCTCTAGATCACGAACAACATTTTACCACCACATCGCCGTCTGTAGGAGACTCGGTTCGTCTAGGAGTCAGAACGATCGATGGTGGATTTAGAGAGGTATTGTCTAAGATACATTCGGCCGCCGGTCGACGAAGTAACTTGGCATCCAAACTATCTAGACGATGATCATGTTTAACAAAAATAAACTACTCCTGGAGGGCGATAGCTAATAACGGTTATTGCCCTCTTTTTATTTACCGAGGGCATACATGGCAAAAAAACAACAACATTTGCAATTACAAGAAAATACACCAAGGATGACTCTAACTAATAATAAGTTAAAGTTACGATTGGATGACATGGATGTAATTGAGCCATTAACAGAAAACCAAAGGAGAGTATTTGAGGATTACGATCATGCAAAGATTATGTTGCTGCATGGCGTGGCAGGTACAGGTAAAACTTTCATAGCACTGTATCATGCACTCGAAGAAGTGTTAGATAAATCAAATCCTTATGAGAAGGTTGTAATCGTAAGGTCAGCAGTTCCATCTAGAGACATTGGACATTTACCAGGAGATGAAAAGGAAAAAACTGAAGTATATACTGAGCCCTATGTAGAAATTTGTAGGTCTCTATTTCATAGAGCAGATGCCTATCAGAGGTTAAACGAACAAGGTGTGATCCAGTTTATGATCACTTCGTTTGTACGTGGAATCACACTCGATGATGCAATTATTATCGTAGACGAGTGTCAGAATATGACTGATATGGAACTAAATTCTATCATTACCAGGGTTGGAGATCGATCAAAGATAATATTTTGTGGAGACTTTAGACAAACCGATCTTTATAAGAAGACAGACTTGTCAGGACTCAAAAAGTTCATGGTCATAGCAGATATGATGCCCTCATTCAAAGTCTATGAATTTGGTGTAGAAGATATTGTTAGATCATCTCTAGTAAAAGAGTATATTCTAGCTAGAATGGCATACGAAGAAAGGTATGGAGGAAACTAGTATAAATATAGGGTCAGATATGACCCTTTCCTATTTTTGAGGATTACATGTACAAATATAAATTATGGGTTAGAATAAACGATTATCAAACTGCCGAGACAATTATCTGGGCAAATAATGATTATGACGCTAAACTATTAGGTGAGGCTCAGTACGGTCAAGGTAACGTACTTAACTATACGAGGATAGAATAATGTTGATGGTCACAGATAAAGCGTTTAAACAAATAAAACAAGTTCAAATCGAAGAAAATGACGACTCCCCTCTGCGAATTTTTATTCAAGGTGGTGGATGTTCTGGCTTTACATACGGATTTACGTTTGATGAAAAGCAATGTGATGATGATTTTGTTATGGAAAAAGATGGTATTAAAGTATTAGTAGACGCTATGTCAATGACTTATTTGGAAGGTGCAGAAATAGATTATAAAAAAGACTTAACTTCTGCACAATTTGTTATTAAGAATCCTAATGCAACTAGCACCTGTGGTTGCGGTTCATCTTTTGCAGCATAATGGCATACTCTGAGCAAGTTATAGATCATTACGAAAATCCTCGTAATGTGGGGTCGTTTGCTAAGGAAGTAAAAAGAGTAGGTACTGGTATGGTTGGGGCTCCTGCTTGCGGTGATGTAATGAAACTTCAAATACAAGTTAACGAAGAGGGTATAATAACAGATGCAAAGTTTAAAACTTATGGATGTGGATCGGCTATTGCTAGTAGTAGCCTTATTACTGAATGGGTTAAAGGAAAAACTTTGGAACAAGCTGGTACTATTAAGAATACAGCGATCGCAAAAGAGTTGGCGTTACCTCCAGTCAAGATTCATTGCTCAATCTTGGCTGAAGATGCGATAAAAGCAGCTATTAAGGACTTTAAAGACAAGTATGAAAACACTCTCACAACTTAGAGAAGGACTTTGGGCTAACATTCATGCAAAGAGAGCACGTATTAAGGCTGGCTCTGGTGAAAGAATGCGTAAACCTTTCTCTAAAGGGGCACCAACTGCTGATCAGATAAAAAAAGCTACTAATGAGGGCGTAAGTACATCTTATAGTAAGCCAGATGAGCATACTGATGTAATGTCTTACCATGATTTAGAAGCTCGTATTGGTCGACCGAAGGCTCTTTTGATTGCCAAACATGAACAATTTCAAAAACATATCTCTCCGCAAATGAGTTTAGGGGCACAGGTAGGTTTTAAGTTTGAAAGACGTCATGGGTTTGAATATGTTTATGCTGTTCATGGTCCTAATAAGTACGTTGATAAAGAAAAGCCTGGTTATAGAACCATGCTTAGATTTCATTTAAGTGGTAGTGGTAAGAAGGTAACTCAAGTTGATCGTTCTGTTAACCACAATAACGAACGACATCGTGAAGGTAGTTTAGTTTGGAATCATCGTGAAACATGGGAACATCCTGTAGATAAGAGAGAAAATAAGAGATTAGCAAAAGTAACGGGAGGAGTTAAATGAGTTTTGATTTTGACTTTACAGTCGATCACGTTAGAGCGCTATTGCCAAGAGTTAAGAACCATGATGAATGGTATGACTCAATGGTTGATGCACTTCCACAATATCACATTAGCGATGTTGCAAGGGTAGCTGCATTTATTGCTCAGTGTTCACATGAATCAGCTGGATTCACTGCTCTTTCTGAAAATCTAAATTATTCTGCAGATGGCCTAAGAAAAATCTTTCCTAAGTACTTTCCTAGTCCAGAGATTGCTCAACAATATCACAGACAACCAGAAAAGATTGCGAACCGTGTCTATGGTGGAAGAATGGGCAATGGACCAGAATCTTCAGGCGAAGGGTATAAGTTTAGAGGGCGTGGCCTTATCCAATTGACTGGAAAAGATAACTATCGTCGCTGCAGCCAATTCTTATTTGAAGATGAAACATTATTAGAGCAACCAGATGTTCTAGCTCAACCGTATTATGCGTTGCATTCAGCGTGCTGGTTCTGGTATGCTAATAAGTTAAATGCACTTGCAGATGCACAAGATATAAAAATGATGACAAAAAGAATTAATGGTGGTTTCATTGGACTAGATGACCGCATTAAGCATTATAATCATGCACTAGAGGTCTTACAGACATAAAAATGAAACACTTTAATCATGTAAATATTGACCTACCTTCAATCAAGCAAGTAAATCTAGAAAGTAAGCGGTTGTATGAGACAGCAACGGGTAATAAATACCCGTCTGTCACTACTGTTCTTTCTGCGCACAATAAAGATGCAATCATTGCTTGGAGAAAAAGAGTAGGCAACGAAGAAGCTAACAGAATAAGTGTAGCTGCTACTAGACGTGGAACTAAAATTCATTCTATTATAGAATCATACTTAAAGAATGAAGATAGGCCGATAGAAAATAACTTAGATCTCAATAGATTTATTTCATTGGAACCATATCTAGAAAACATAGATAATATCCATGTTCAGGAAAGAGCTCTTTATTCAGATCATTTAAGGTTAGCAGGAACAGTAGATTGTATTGCAGAATATGATGGAAGGTTATCAGTTATAGACTTTAAAACTGCTTCCAAAGCAAAGAAAAAGGAATGGATTCATTCCTACTTTATGCAATGTGCTGCTTATGCAATCATGTATGAAGAGAGAACGAAAAGACCAATAACAAATTTAGTAGTAATGATATCTGTAGAAGATGATGCACCTCAGATCTTCTTTGAAAAAAGAGACAACTGGGTAAAAGATCTTTTATACTATAGAGACTTGTATGAACAAAATAATTCCGATTAATAAAATCCTTCTTGGAGAAATAACAAATGAAAACTGTTGGTGATAAATTAAGTCCGTTCAATATCGTTGGTGTTAAGCCCGGAGCTCTAACACCCGAAGGTGCCTTTGAGGACCTGACGGAAAAATCTTTCCCTGGTAAGTGGAAAGTTATTATGTTTTATCCTAAAGACTTTACTTTCGTATGTCCAACAGAAATTGTTGCATATGATAAACTTGTCAACGATTTTAATGATCGTGATGCAGTATTGCTAATGGGTAGTACAGATAATGAATTCTGTAAACTAGCCTGGCGTAATGCTCACGAAGATTTAAAGAAAACTAATTCATGGATGTTTGCAGACACGCAACGTCGTAATGATGATTGGGTATCAAAAAGTCTTGTTGATCAGTTAGGTATTTTCTTTGAATCAGCAGGAGCTGCCTTGCGTGCTACTTTTATTGTTGATCCAAATAATATTATTCAACATGTCACAGTCAATAACTTAGATGTTGGCCGTAGTCCAGAGGAAACCTTGCGTGTTCTTGATGCATTACAAACTGGTGAACTTTGTGCATGTAATCGTGCAGTAGGTGGAGCAACTCTATAATGTTATCTTATTTTGACATATTAAATGCTAGTACTACTTGGTGGGATGTTGTAGAATTCAAACTAATAAGTATTTTTATTACAGTAGTATTAGCAGTACTTGTTGGTAATTGGATCCACGATAGAAATAAAAAATGATTGAATTTATTTGGGCACTAGGTGCCATCATTCTTATTGATGTAGTTTTGGGTGGTGAAAACGCCCTAGTCATAGCAATGGCAGCTAAAAAGCTGCCAGAGCATTTAAGACGTAGAGCAATGATCTGGGGAACTTTTGGGGCAGTTGCTGTAAGATTTTTATGTGTAGCTGCCCTAACTTATCTTTTAATGATACCTGGTCTTCGTTTGGTTGGCGGATTACTTTTGATCTGGATTGCCTGGAGATTAACTAGTTCAGGAGACGAACATAATGATGTAAAAGCTAGCGACACTTTTTGGGGCGCTATGGGTACGATTGTTATGGCTGATGCTGTCATGGGTCTAGATAACGCACTTGCCATAGCAGGAGCAGCAGGTGGTAATTGGTGGTTGATTATTTTTGGCTTGCTAGTTAGTGTACCTATTATTTTATTTGGTAGTACACTTATAGCAAAACTTCTAGAAAAATATCCAGATAGTATTTTTGTTGGTGCTTTTGTATTATATGTCGTTGCATTTAAAATGATTACTTCAGAACCATTTGTAGATACTCATATTGATCCTCTACATGATTGGTCGGAAAAAGGATTACCTTTTGTAATGGCATTTGTATTAACTTGTAAACAATATTATAGAACTAGAATTAGAAGGAAACATAATGAGTTGGGTTAAACAAATTTACGATGGAATCCCTGATTATGCAAAAGACATCAAGTTAAATCTTGATACTGTTTTGAATCGTAGTTCATTGCCTGGTGATGTGGCAATGGGTTGTGCACTTGCTGCAGCATTCTCTACTGGAAATGGAAAATTAGTTTCTTTTATCCAAACTGAAATGCTGTATAGTGGGGCAGAATATAATTCTGCACTTACTGCCGCCAGCATTATGGCACAAAATAATATATGGTATCCATATGTTGAAATGACTGGTGATGAAAATTTAAAAGGATTGCCAGCTTCACTTCGCATGAATGCTATTGCTAACCACGGTGGAACAACTAAGTTAAGATTTGAGGCATTTAGTTTGGCTGCAAGCATAGTTGGCAAATGTCACTTTTGTGTCAAAGCACACTATGATACTCTTAAGAAAGAAGGAATGACTGTAGAACAACTTCGTGATATTGGAAGAATTGCTGCCGTTATTACAGCAGTTTCTAAGGTTCTTAATTCGTAACAGTGGATTTTGTCGTACTTTTATCATATAATAAATATTGATATAGTTGTATGAAGCAAGCAGAAACATGTTTCGGACGGCGGTTCGATTCCGCCCAGGTCCACCAAATGGTCTCTCTCCGTAGAATACCGAATGGTCGCGAACTTAAGGTCGGCTGAGAGATTATTTGATGGGCCTGTCAGGTTTCGACGGGGCAAATAGTAAGTAAGTGGACAACTCGATAGGCGAAGGACGTAATCCTAGCAAATCAAATAGACGCAAACGACGACTATTTCTATCAGGACCTTAAGCTAGCCGCTTAAACCTGACGGGGTTTTGGCAGTTCACCTTGTTACCAAACGAACTGCCTAACACACAGGAGATTTAAATGAAAAAATTGTTACTTGCTTTATCGTTGACAGCGGCATTTGGTGCAGCTCATGCTGCAAATTTTGTTAGTTTTGATGTAGACAAGGTTGAAGACAATGGCAACGGTGCCAAGAGCACCGCACAGTACTTCCGTGCTGGTAAAGATGTTGCTGGTCTAAATCTTGGTCTTCAAGTTCGTACAGCAGTATTTGATAAAGGTGGTATGCTTAACAGTGTAGAAGTAACTGCAGGCAAAGACCTTGTTAAAGGGTTGAATACGTTCGTTGGTATGGGTTATGATAATGGTTTCAACGGTAAAGTTAATGGCGACTTTACATATGGTCTAGTTGGTGCATCAACTGGCATGCCACTTGGCAAGGCCTGGGGATTTGCTGGAGCTAAGACTCGTATTAATTGGGATAGCGATAATCCCAAGCAAACAGTTGCCTTTGCTGGTGTTAGCCTTCCTCTAACTAAAGCTATGAGTGTAAGTGCAAGCGTAAGCCGTTCCTATCAGAACATCAAAGAAGATGCGTATGGTGTAGGATTGCGTTTCGCATACTAAAATTAAGGTTTGGTGGAACCTGATAAACCACCATTTTTACACACAAACACAAAGGAGAAGTAACTATGAGTAATATGTCACCTTTTGAAATTAGGCTTGAGTTATTAAAAATGGCTCAGACCATGCTTGAACAAGACTATCACGGCAAACGTGAATCTATCTCTAATGACTGGCAAGTCAAAGTAGAAAATGCTCGTCATGCTGGTCAAATTCCACCTGATCATCCAGGCTTTCCATTATTTCCGACGGAAGCTGATATCATTCAAAAAGCTCAAATCCTTAATGGATTTGTATCTCAAACCCCTGTAGAAAAACCATCTACTAAGAAGTAATCTGAACGGGGAGGTTCGCCTCCTCTAAGTAGGAGCAATCATGGAACGATTAGTAAAAGTATTCCTGACTGTATTTGCTGCAGTAGTTGTTGCAAACTTATTTACACGTTTTATTGATTATAAATTAGATAACCTAAAAAATAATCCTGTAAAACCAACTAAGTACACAACAATGGCTGAGCGTGAAAAACAACTCGAATGCTTAGCTCATAATATCTACCACGAAGCAGCTAAAGAATCTTTTGAAGGTAAGGTAGCTGTAGCGCAGGTAACTATTAATAGAGCTGAGTCTGGTCTATTTCCTAGTGATATTTGTAAAGTTGTTTATCAGAAGAATGTGTTTATGGAAAAAGTTGTATGCCAGTTTAGCTGGTATTGTGAACCACAAACACGTAAGAAGCTATTAAATAATCAGGCTTATGATGAATGTTATGGAGTAGCAAAGAAAGTGTTACTTGAAGGATTTAGACTTGACGTTCTCAATGAAGCAATGTATTATCATGCTAATTATGTAAATCCTAAGTGGGGTAAACAAAAGATTGCAACGATTGGTAATCACATCTTTTATAAGTAACTATTATGGAAAAACCAGTTAGAAAATTTAAAATACAAATTCCTAAATTTGACTTACAACAGGTAATGGAATTTTGTAGAACTAAACTTACTCAAGCTACAGCAGAAACTATAGCATGGGTTGGTGTTCTACTAATTCATGCTGCTACTATTCCTACTATGATTGCCCTGATGGCTGGTCTTACAGATAAAACGCCACCCATTGAACTAGTACTTTTTATTTGGGGAGGACTTGCATTATTCTTTATTAGAGCAGCAATATTGAAAGACATGCTAAATGTTATTACAATTGGTTTTGGTTTTCTTGTCCACGCAGTTATGTTATCATTGGTAATGTTTAAATGAATGAAAAAGAATTAACAGACGGATTAGTTATTACGAAACGTTTTAGGTCTCCCAACGAATTCTCACTTTACATTGAAGAACAAGTTCGAACTATGAGAATCCCTTATATTGAGGCGATTATAAATTATTGCAACGAACAAGATATTGATGTAGAGAGAGTTGCTGGATTGATTAGTCCAGCACTTAGGGATAAAATACAGGTTGAAGCTGAAGATCAAAATATGATCAGAAGGAGTGGTAAATTACCGCTATGATTATGACAGAATTTGAGGTGTACCGATTTTACTTAGCACTGAGATTACATTTTACAACAGATAAGTATGATGTAATCAAGCAACAAGGAAAGGTAAGAGCATCAAAGTTAGCTTTCTCTAAGAGAAAAGATCTAATTTCTATTAAGAAGATTGCAAAAACTTATTCTGATGAAGAAGTAGTAAACTTTCTTGTTGCTAACTTTGTTTCTGGTGATCGCTGGGGTGGTGTGTTCGATTCAGAAGCTAGGGATCGCTATTTAGCATGGAAAAAACGCATTGAAAGTCTCACATACACGTTTACTAACGATATTGATAGACTTTTTAATGAAACTTCCGATCCTTTTAGTAGCTCAAAAGGCGAACATTCCTATATAATTAAACAATACCTTAGGAACAACCTATCGATTGAAACATTGGTAGTGTTGGAGTCCTTTAGAAACTATATGGATGAATTTGACCAAGTGTATGCAGAAGACATAGTGTGGCCAGATATCTCCAGATTGATTAAAAAATATAAACCGTTTCTTAAATTTGACAAAGATAAATTTCATGCAATATACAGAAGAAGAGTTGGACTTAGCTCGTAGCAAGATAAAGCTACTTGAAGAGAATGTTGCAGACCTTCAAGATGCAATTAGTCACTACGCAGACCAGCTTAAAGAAACCCAACGTTTTTTAATTAAACTTGCACACAACCAATCAGAAATTACAAAAAGGGTCACACACTGGCCATATATTGTAGTTTCTGATCGAGGTGGTGAAGAGGAAATCTAAAGGAGGATTGTTACTTAATCATGAGCGATACAAAGATGCACAATGACTACGATCGAGAAAAGAAAGTTCATCGCGTAGAAAAGCAAAAAAGTAAGGTTGCCAAGCATAAGAAATACCTATATAATATGTTATCTAAAGACAATTTAGATGATGAATTTGATGACCTGTATGATGATACGTTTTTCAATACTAAAATCAAACGTCGTTAATATACCGTTTATACACCGTTAATAAGGAGCAGTAACATGGCTTATACATCTCTATCCGACCTTCGTAAATCTCGTGGTGGTTTTGACAAGATGATGAAGGAAGTTGAGAAACTCAATACACCCGCTGAGGGTGCTTCAAAAGATGATCGTTTCTGGCAGCCAGAAGTAGATAAAGCTGGAAATGGTTACGCTGTCATTCGTTTCCTTCCACCTTCTAAGGGCGAAGATCTGCCCTGGGTTCGTATTTGGAATCATGGATTTCAAGGACCTACTGGAAAGTGGTATATTGAGAATTCGTTGACCACAATCGGTAAACCTGATCCTGTTTCTGAACTAAACACCAAGCTATGGAACTCTGGTGTTGAAGCAGATAAAGAGACAGTACGTAAACAAAAACGCAAACTTACTTACATTTCAAACATCTACGTTGTCAAGGATTCATCACATCCAGAAAACGAAGGAAAAGTGTTTCTCTTTAAGTATGGCAAGAAGATCTTTGATAAGATCAAAGGCCTTATGGAACCTCAGTTTGAGGACGAGAAAGCTGTTAATCCTTTTGACTTTTGGGAAGGTAAAAACTTTAAACTAAAGATTATGAATGTTGCTGGTTATCGTAACTATGATAAGTCTGAGTTTGAACCAAATTCTCCTATCAGCACTGATGATAGTCAGATTGAGCAGATTTGGAGCAAGCAACACTCACTGACTGAATTCTTGAGTCCAAGCAACTTTAAATCTTATGACGAACTAAAAGCTAAACTCGATGCAGTACTTTCAGGTGCTGGAGTTGCTAATCGTCGTGCTGAAGAGATTGATGATGTTGCAGAAGCAGTTGCTGCTCCTAGAGCAAAACCAGCTGCAGATACTCCACGTAAACCAGCACCAAAGAAAGAAGTAGACTTTGATGACGATGAAGAATCACTCTCTTATTTTTCCAAATTGGCAAATGAAGAGTAACCACATTCTAGAATTAGTCTAAGCCCAATTCAACCCATACACTTAATGAATGTGTATCTAAGGTTGATGTAGAGGATGACAAAGTTTAGATATTTTAACTTTAACTAAGGAAACTTAAATGAAAACATTGATCGCACTTATCGCAGCATTTGGCCTTTCAACCGCTTTTGCTGCTGATGCTAAGAAAGAAGAAGCAAAGAAAGAAGCACCTAAGGCTGAAGCAAAGAAAGAAGAACCTGTGAAGCCTAAGGTTAAGCCAGTTGGTAAGGATGGCAAGCCAGTTGAGGAAAAGAAGGACGCTGCACCTGCTGCAGCCCCTGCTGCCCCAGCTGCTAAAGCTGCAGAACCAGCTAAGAAGTAATTAATTGGGGTGAGCTAACAACTCACCCCATTACATCTATGAAATTAGAACTTAGTGATCTTATTGGAATATTGGCAATTTTTGATCTAGCTGCAACAAGAGGAACATTTCAAGGGAATGAGCTAGCTG